TCTCTACTATAATAATACCGCCGACGCTTGGTATGTAGATGTAGCTACAGCAGAAGGCGAAGTCTTTATTTATGGCGAAAAAATGGTTAGCGGTGTAGACCTCGGCTTTAAGTTTGAATTTAAAGGTGTTTATGTAGCAGACGGAGAAGGAAATCTAAGAGATCCAGACTCTAATAACTGGGACAATTTATTCCTATATATACTTGACGAAGACGAATTAGAGCAAGCTCCTAGAGCAAAAATACCAGAGCCGACGTATTTAGTAGACGCTGGCGGGAACCCTCTAGTAGATGGTAACGGATATAATTTAGTGGTCGAATAATGAAACTCTTTAAAAGAAACCTAATCATAGAAGTAGGAGACGAGGGGGAGAGTCTAATTATAAAGGCGCCTCTAACTATTCAAGCTACTATAGTTAAAGATATAAAGACCGGAGAAAATGACTACGCGCAAGTAGTTATAACAAATCTAAGTCCAGTTTCAAGAGATAAGATTAATACTCAATATGGAAAGATTAGAATTTTAGGCGGTTATGGAGATCAGGAAGATCTAATATTTTTAGGAAATATAATATCCGCTACTCACAAAAAAGAAGGTCCCGAATGGATCTCTACTATAGAATGTGGAGACGGTATAGAGACGCTAGATAAAGCAATAATTAACAAAACTTACGAGAAAGGATTTAAGCTCGGAGATATTATTAAAGACTTTGCTAAAATCAGCGACTTATCTATTGAGAGCATTATAGGAATAGACGAAACTTTCTCACTAAGTAGAGGAAAAGCTTTTTCTATGGATATGAAACAAGCCCTTACAGAATTAGGAAATGCTAATAATTTCGACTGGTCTATTCAAGATAATAAGTTAGCAATAGTAAAAAGGGGCCAAGGTCGAGAAATTGCTACTAATGTAATAAGCGCCCGTACTGGTATGGTAGGCTCTCCAGAGTGGATTAATACCGGAGCAGACGCACAAAAAACAGCCACGCAAAAAGGCCAAGCGTTTAAGGTTAATTCCTTATGTATTCCTTCTCTTCGTCCGGCCGATAGAGTAATTATAAAAAGTGAAAGCTTAGAAGGACGAATAGCTGGGTATAATTATAGTATTGAAAAAGAGGAATACGAGACAGAATTTATAGTAACAAAATTACAGCATGACTTAAATAGTAGATCTGGAAATTTTATTACTCAGATAGAATGTACTACAGTGGAGGTTTAAAATGTATTTAGAAGAAGCTATTAAAGCTGGTGTAAGAGCTGGCCTATTAGATACTATGATATCGGCTCCAGCTATTATTAAATCATTTAATCCGACGTTACAAACAGTAACAGCAGACATAGCTATTCAAAGAATAGTAGATGGCGTAGACAAAAACTATACTATATTAATAGATATTCCTATTGTATTTCCTACGGTACAAGGTTTCCATATTACACTCCCTATTAAAAAAGGAGACGAAGTTTTAGTTATTTTCGCCGATAGATGTATAGATAACTGGTTCGAGAGAGGCGGAATACAAAAGCAAGCAGAGCATAGATCACACCATATAAGCGACGGCTTCGCTATTATAGGTATAAATTCAACTCCTAATAAAATTACTAATTATGATCCGGATAATATGGTAATAAGAAATACGGCTAATAATCAAAAAGTAACATTAGAGGCCGGCGGAAACATAGTTATAGATACGGTAAAAGACGTTAATATAAACTGTGTAAAAGCTAATATAAAAGCTTCTTCCTCTGTGGCTATAGATACTCCAGCTACTACTATTTCTGGAACTCTGGACGTAGGAGGCGCGATTACTTCCGCTGTATCTACTACGGCTCCGAAGATTATAGCCGGAACTTCTCTTACTGTAGAAGGTAAAGAAATGAGTAAGCATACTCACGGCGGAGTACAAACCGGACCAAGCAGTACCGGCGTACCAAATTAAGGATAGATAAATGAATTCACTAGCACTAGACACTAACCACGATTTATATATAAATAACGGCCAAATAGCCAGAGTATCAGCTAGCGACACGATACTACAATTAGTAAAGACTAGGCTTCTATTAGTACGTGAAGAATGGTTTATGGATCTAAGCGCTGGCCTTCCTTGGTTCTCTAAAATGATGGGTAGAAATCCAGATCCTTACAAGATACGTTCTTATGTTGCAAAAGAAATTATATTAACTGAGGGCGTAAATGAGTTAAAATCGCTAGAGTTAGTGTATAATAAAGGCGAGAGAAAATTAGACATCTTTTTTTCTTATACAGATACATACGGAAATACAGTAGAGGGGACTTTATAAAATGAGCGGATTAAGTGGAAATGGCTTCGAGATTAAGAGACAGCCAGAAATATTAGAAGAAATAGAAACGGACCAGAAGACAGCCTTCGGAGACGACTTAGCTTTAGATCCATCTAGTCCAGACTCTCAATTTAACGGCCTTATGTCTGATAGTGTAGCTACTCTGTGGGAACTTGGATTAGAAATATATTCGGGTTTAGATCCTAGGACAGCTAGCGGAATTATGCTAGATAGAATATCCTCTATAGCCGGTATAGTAAGACAACAAGCTACGCCTTCTGTAGCTGTAGTAGCTCTAACTGGAACTATAGGCGCTATTATTCCAGCGGGTACGTTATTTTCAGCAGACGAGATACCTAATGTTAAATTCTCATTAGATGAAGAGATAATATTAGATGTAGTCGGCCAAGGGACCGGAGACGTTACGGCGGATACATTAGGGGCTTTTATAGTAGCTAAAAATACTATAGATAAGATCGAGACTCCAGTATCCGGATTAGATACTGTTACAAATCCTAACGCGGGACAGACTGGTATAGATAAAGAGACCGACGAAGAGTTAAGATTAAGAAGAGCTAATTCTATTAGTCTTGGATCTGTTTCTTTAATAGAAAGTATCTTCTCTAATGTAGCTAATGTAACTGGAGTAGATAGAACTAAAATATATGAGAATATAGATGTAGTCCCAGACGCTAACGGCGTTCCGGCTCATTCTCTAGAAATATTTGCTAGAGGCGGACAAGATAGTGATATAGCTGAGACGATAGCTTTAAAAAGATCTTTAGGCTGTGGACTTCATGGAACTACAACGGCTCCATATACAGACTCTAACGGCTTTACTCACGACGTAAAATTTTCTCGTCCAGTAGATACGCCTATTTTTGTAAAAGTTACAGCTAAAAAATTAGCTAACTGGGATATAAATACTAATGATAGAATTATAGAAGCTATTGTAGGATATGGAAACGGGACGGCTCCGGAAATATGCGGAGAGTTCGGAGGATATAATATAGCCGAAGACGTTTACGCCTCTCAATTAATATTTGCCCTAGTCGGAGTAGGTGGAATATCTGTTAATGAGTTATTAGTAGGAATAGTTTATCCAGCTTCTAACCAAGTGGAAGAGCTAGCCTATGATAAAATAGCTACTTTTACAGACGCTAACGTGGAGATAGTTTATGTCCCATAGTTGCACGCCGTTAAATCCGGCTAGTCAGTATACTAATAGTCCTCTTTTTAAAGCGTGGATAAAAAGCTATACAGACAGAGCTATAGATATATGCACGGCTTACGGAACGCTAGAGCTATTCTTTTCTATAGATAACGCGACGGGTGTATGGTTAGATCTATTAGGAGTTATTATAGGCCAGCCTAGAGAAGTAGTAGACAGCTCTTTAATTAACTACTTCGCTTTTGAAAATATAGATCCTCTTACTTCTGGTTTTGACGTAGGTAAATTTTGGAACGGAGAGCCTATAGTAGCTGGTAATGTTTTAGTAGATGATATAACTTATAGAAAATTAATTAAGGCCAGAGCTTTTAAGAATACTTCCGGAACTTCCATAGAAGATATTATTACAGCAGTATTTCTTCTTACTGGTCGGACAGACTGTCACGTTTTAGACGGCGGGTTAGGAGACTCTTCTTTAGTTACTCCTATTTTAATGGAGTATTCTTTAGAGTTTGACACGCCTATAGATGACGACGACAGAGTGTTAATTTTAGCTCTAGACTTATTACCTAGGCCAGCGGGCGTAGAATTAGTAACAGTAGTACCATAATAAAAAGGATTAAAAGATGGCAACACCTAAACCGATAATAGATAAAGTCTGGGCTAACTCAGCGCCAGCGGGGGACCTAGAGGAACCAGATACGGCCAAGTGGAATTCTGGCTGGTTATTTGGGGAGAAACCGCCTCACAAGTGGATGAACTGGCTTCAATGGTTATTTTCTAAAGTATTCGTACACCTTAACGAGCGCGGAGTATTAGAACACGACTTAACTACGACATATCTTAAAGGTGCTTTCGTATGGTCCGGAAATAAAGTTTATCAGGCTAGAGTAGAAAATACTAATCAAGCTGTAGCTCTACCTACTCAATGGCAAGAGCAAAGCCTTCCAGATATGCCTACGGCTGGAAACGGATTTATTTTATATTATTCTGGATCTAAACTTTATTGGAAAGATCAAAACGATATAGCTTATACTAGTTATGAAGGAAGAGTGGCTACAGAGCAAAAAGCTTTAGTAGTTCCTAATGATAATACAATAGATAACGCTCCTTTACCAGCAGAGATTAATATAGGAGAATTGGCTATAAACTTTAAAAACAAGTCAGTTTATACTAAAAATCCAGAAGGTGCTAT